GAAGCCGACGCCCCAGGAGAACGGGTCCACGGCGCGGGTCTGCCCGTACGCGTCCGCGAAGTTCGGGGACTTCTGCGCGATCCCCTTCTCCACGTCGTCGGCGGTATAGATGCGCTTGATGAGGACTGGCTGGCCGAAGCGCCTGAACGTCTCGTAGATCTGGCGGCGGAGAAGCTTGATCTCCTTCGGGACCCACTGCTCGCCAAAGTACTTGAACGAGCGCATGCCAAGACCCCGCCGAGGCAGGGGCATCAGCGTGGACGGGAAGGGCTGGCCAGATGCGCCCCCGCTCGGGAAGACGGAATCTGACGGGAAGAGAGATGAACTCGGGTACAGGCTCATAGGGAGGCTCGTCTATTACCGGTCCCGCAGTTGTGCCTAGATAGGCGGATACCACGCTCCATCCGTGTAGCGGCGACGCTGTGTCGCCATCCAGCGGCCGTCGTACCAGCGAACAACCGTGCGGGTCGGCTCGTCCGTAGGCTCGGCGACGGTGTACTCATCGCGCAGCGCGAAACGAGCTACCAGCGGTTCAGGAGGAGCGACGGTGTATTCCTCCCGAAGAGCGAAGTACGTGACCGCCGGTTCATGAACAACCGGCTCTGGAGCCAGCAATGGATGCGCGGTGAGCCCCGGGGTGCCGTAAGCAGAGAGATCGGGTCCGTTGTCGTGTTCGGGCTCAGGATCGTCTCCGTGGAGCAGCCATAGCCATGTCGGGTCGAACTCGACCATCGGGCTCAGCCCCGCGAGAGCCTCTACCTCCTCAGGCGTGAGAGCGTGGCCGAAGACGTAGACGTGGCTGTAGGCGCCGGGACGCTGGTTACCGACGGAGACGCCGTTGATCTCCCAGCCGGTGCTCTGATGGCCTCCCCACTCGGCTCCGATACACGTGCGGTCAAGGTTGCTCGGAGGAATGGTGCCGCCGATCCACGTGGGGAAGCCCGGTACACCGTCCACGTAAACGGTCGCGTATCCAAGCGGAGCGTCTCCCTCATCCTTATCGTGGCCGAACACTACCGCGAAGTGATGCCACTCGTTCGGTCCGATCTGCTGAGCGGCGTCGGTCTCGTATGCGATCGTGTAGTTCTGCCCGTTGAACTCGGCGAACGCGTAGTTACCCGGGATCACGCCTAGCGTGACATAGTGATCGTCCTCGTGGTCGGAGGCGATGCAGATCATCGTACCGCTATCCTGTGAATCGGTCGTGCGGTACCATAGACTTAGGGTCGCGCCATCCGTCGGGATCGGTGAAAACGGCGCTTCTTCAACGTAGAACACCTCGTTCTCGCCAAGCGTTCGTGCGCCGGGACCGGCGAACTCGACAGTGTACTCGTCGCGCAGCGCAAAGTACGTCGAGGGCGGGAGAGGCGGAGGAGGCGGCGGCTCGTCCACCGTGATCGTGATGCCGTGAACGCCGCCAACACCAAAGCCGACTACGCCCTGGTACTGGAGAACAAACCGGCCCTCATCTGCGCGTTCGCTGACCTGAAGTGAACCGGGGACTGCCCCTTCATTGCCGTCTAGGCTGATATCCCATAGGAGATGGCCGTCATCCCAGCCCGAGCCATCGTTCACCGCGTACTTGATCTCGTAGCCGAACTCTTCAACGTAGAAGGCGTACAGAGTTTCATTCCCGGCGTCAAACCCGAGCGCAAGCGTTTCAACTGGATCTGTAGTGACCTGTTCGGCGGACTGCCAGCCGAGGTCCGGGTCACGCATCTTGCTGACCGCCCCGCCGTCCGAGGACGGATAAATGATCCATGCTCGACCCGTCTCCGGATCAGTAACGTAGCCGTAAGCGGTGTAGTTGAACGCAGCGGGCGTGGGATCTTCGTCATCTACGGACTCGACGGCGCCCCACTCTTCGTTGTCCCAGACACGCGCCTTGATGACGCTCGTGTCCCACCATAGAGCTAGCAGCGCTCCGTCACCAAGATCGCCTACACCGATCCACGTGTAGGTCGCATCGGTGTCTAGCTGGTAGGGGAAGTCATCTGCGGTTACCCAGGTGCCGTCGTTTGTCGCGCTCATGATGACCATCGGGCGCGGCCAACCGGGCTCGGCATCATTGAACCACTCGTACCCAATGACGGGGTAGCCGTTGACGGCAGTGATGCTGACCTCGGCAAGGTCTGTCTCAGTGATTACGTCTTGAAGGTCATGACTCCAGTCGATGGTACCGTCAGACTGAGGCTCCCCGCGACGGTAACGCATCGTGACTTCGCCCTGACCGCTAACGACGATATGCAAGTACTGACCGTCAAAGTGAGCGGCCGTACCATAGTTTCCGACGCCGCCAGAGAAGTCTTCCACAATGACCGTAGGAGTGGTCCATGTCTCGCCGTCGTCGTCGCTGGTAGACACAGCGAGATGCTCTCCTGTCGTACCCAGGGCCGCAATAATGGACCACACGAGACCGTGCGCGGCAAAGGTCTCGCGCTGGTACTGCTGACCTGTGCCGATAGTGGTAGGCGTGGCCTCGATTAGCCCGCCGACAATCTCCCCGGCCACGGCTCCTACTCCGCGACTTCAGACAGCTTGAACTCGATCTGCACCGCGTACGGATCGTCGTCCGGCTGTAGGCCGGGGACGGCAGCGAAGGCTAGGTAGAAGCCTAGGAAGTCATCTTCGTCAACGACGCCAAGATCGGCCGCCGTCTCCTCCGAGGACGGGGAAAGCAAATCCACCCCGACGGGCATCGTCGCGTTATCTTCCTCGCCAGTGACGATCTCGCCGCTTGCTTCGCTAACTGCACCTACGGCCCATTGCTGCTGATCGCCCTCGGGGTGCTCGCTGAACCATGCCTCTAGTCGCACCTTCTTCGCTGCTTCGTCGTTCTTCACGTATAGAAGCCAGAAACGGGAAAAGCCGCTAGCCGCCTCTTCGGCAGTGATCTCGCCAAGAAGACCCATGAGATCGGGACCGAGATTGACCTCGGTGCTGGTGATCTCCCCGCCGTGCCCGTTCGCGGACGTGTAGAGCGTGAACCGCAGCGGCGGCGCTGGCTCGACGGGGCCGATGACGTTCGAGCGCGCCGTGCCCTCACCCTCGCTGTTCGAGCCCGTCTCCAGCACGGAGAAGTACTTGTCCACGTCTCCGCTCGCGAGCACGACACTTGGGTCGTCCGGGCTGCCTACGTTCGACCAGCCCGTCGCGCCGTCGTCCGAGACCTGCCACTGCGCGGCCACGGTCGGCGTCGGGGTGCCAGTCCACGTGCCCGCCGTGCGTGTCAGGGTCTCCCCGACCTGCGGCGTGCCTGTGATTGCTGGCGCCACCGTGTTGGCGGGGGCTTCGCCGCCGGGTTCCTCCTCGGCGACCGTGACCGCGAACGTGACCGCCTCACCGGTCGGGGCCGTGCCAGCGTCTACGGTGCGCGTGCACGACGGCTGGAAGCTCGCGCTGCTGTGATCCTCGCTGTACCCCAACGAGTAGCCGTAACCGTCGGTCGAGGAATAGGGGACGAACGTGTCAACCAGCTCGGTCGCTCCAGCCCAGGAGTTCGTGACGCCCGACATGCCGTCCCCGCCAGCGACCGCCTTGACGGCCAGCCCGAGGTTGGTTCCGGTCAGTCCGGTGAGGCTCGGCATCGCGGACGCGTTGCCGATGTCGGTCGCGAACTCCGCGTCAACCCAGGTCGAGCCCGCCGGGAACTCGAAGAAGTGGAAGATGCACGGATAGTTGGCCGCGTTGTGCGTGACCGTGATGTCGTCGTCGCCGCCCCCGTCCGCCTCGTCCTTGGTCCAGATGTAGAGCGCGCCGTTCTCGATTGCGCTGCCGCGAAGCGTCCAGCCGCTGGGGGTCGTGCTCGTGACCGCGCCGTACGCGACGCACAAGAGCATCCGGCCCGGCGTCGGCTCGAACGCCTCACCGGCGACCGCCGTGCCCGAGGACGGGCTGACGCTGTGCGAGTTGGTGCCGTTGCGGGGCGCGGCGATCGCAACATGGTTGGTCCAGAGTGCCATCAGTCCTCCTCGTTACAGCGGATGCCGACGGGGCCGCCGGTGGTTGATCCCGTCATCGCCCCCGAGGGACCCGTCAGACACCAGTCCGCCCACTCTGTGAGCGACCCGCCGCCCGCGAACGTCGGGGTGCCGTTGATGTTCGGGCTGCTGGCCCCCGAGAACAGGTTGTTCGAGTTGACCGCCAGCGTGGACGCGTCGATCAGCACGCTGCCGACGTTGTCGCGGAAGATCGTGCCGGTCCCGTTGTTGTGGCCGCTCTTCTTCGATAGTTCGAGAACGGGACCGGTCGCGTTCGTGTTGTGCTCCACTAGCGAACCGGTGTCCGAGTAGAGCGTGATGCAAGCGCCGCCCGAGCGGTGAATGCTCCGGCACGCGTTGTCGCGGATCGTGTGCCCCGCCGTGTCATCGAAGTCAACGATCCCGCTCGACGTGTTGATGATCGTGTTGCCCTCGATCGTCGCGCCCGACGCGCCGACAAGCTGGATCGCGTCCGTGTGCGAGCACGGGTGCCCCTCATCCGAGATGTTCTCGAAGTGGTTGTCGATGATGTTGACGCCGACCGCGCCCTGGAAGCCGTCCTTGCTGCCGCCGATCATCGTGTTGCCCGTGATCGTCACGCCCGAATGCGACGCGGCCCAGTAGGAGAGCCAGATCCGGGCGGGCGCGTTCGAGCACGTGCTGTTCGCGTTGAGGTTGTTCAAGACGAGACCCGGCCCGAGCGTGATCGCCGAGTTCGTCGGCCCGTCGATCACGATCTCCGCGGTGAACGTCGCGTTGCGGACCGTGATGTTCCGGGCGTTGGTTGTCGAGCCGTTCATGTTCGCCCCGCCGATCGTCATAGACCCGCCCATGAGCGACCCATCGACGGTGACGTTCTGCACGTTGCTCAGGTTGAACACGAGGCCCATGCTCACGCTCGCGCCCTCAGCGGCAGTCAACGTGATCCCAGGCGCACTCTTCGACGCGCCGTTCCATGTCCCGTAGGAGCCCGAGGCGAGGCAGATGGTCTGGCCCGCCGTGGCCGCGCTGACCTGCGTGGCGAGCGTGCTGGTGGTCGCGTTGCGGTCGCACTCCCCGCTCGGCGTCGCCGTGGGTGTAGGCGTCGGAGTGGCGGTCGGGGTCGGCGTAACGCTCACGATGACCGTAGGCGTGGGCGTGACATACGGGCCGGGGGTAGGTACGTCAACTGCACCAGTGCCGACTAGAGTTGCGATTACAGCCGCCGTAGCGACCCACGCGCTGTTGCGCCAGACCTTTCTCATGCTTCTTCCTCGACAGTCGGATCCCACACGTCGCCCTCACGCAATGTGAATCCAGCGTCGGCGGGGTCCATGGGGCCAAGGAAGGTGCGGACCGGATCTTCGACGGCCACGTATTCCTCTGCGTCACTGTCCCAGACGTAATAAACTGCGAGGCGACTATCCTCGTCAGTGACATAACGATTAGCGTCGCCAGGAGTACCTTCTGTACCCGCTAGCGCCGACTTCTGTCCCGATGTGGGGAACCGCGAATCACTGCTGTCTGCCTTGCCGGATAGAGCGTCGGATAGTCCGGTGATATCGCTTTGTTCGTGAGTGTGACTTGTATTCGCCTTGCCGCTCAGGGCGGTCGAGAGACCGGTAATATCGCTCTGCTGGTGAGTGTGTGTCGCGTTTGCCTTGCCAGAGAGCGCAGTCGTAAGGCCATCGATGTCGCTCTGATCGTGCGTGTGCTCCGAGTCAGCCTTACCGCTTAGCGCCGTCTCAAGGCCGTCGATGTCCGACTGGTCATGCGAGTGTTCCGCATCCGCCTTGCCGGAGAGAGCCGTCGAGAGACCCTCGATGTCCTCTTGATCGTGAGTGTGCTCCGCGTCAGCCTTGCCAGAGAGGCTCTCGGCGAGCCCTTCGATATCTACCTGCTCGTGGGTGTGGGCAGACGGCTCACGCGGGTCAGAGGGCGTGTCAACGCCGAGCGCCGTCCGGATATCCTCGGCGTCGCTCTCGAAGTCGAGAGAGGCGCGGGTCGCGCCGTCGAGCGTGACAACCGTGCCCTGACCCTCGCCGACGAGTCCGACGACTTCCTCGATCGCGTCCTGCACGTTCTCTGAGGAGAGACCGGCGGCCGGTTCGAAGGAGACTTCCTCGGCCGTGCTGGCACCGCCAATATCCGGTAGCTGCGACTCGGGCACGAGCCCGTCGTCGTCCAGAGAGGCATAGCCTCCCGGCTCGCCCTTCTCGCTCGTGTCCTGCTTACCCGTAAGAGCATCAGAGAGGCCATCGATGTCCTCCTGAGCATGGGTATGCTCGACCTCAGCCTTGCCGTCGAGCGTCGTAGCAAGCCCTGTGATGTCGCTCTGAGCGTGGGAGTGGGTCGCGTCGGCCTTGCCCGCCAGAGCGTCTGAGAGGCCGGTTACGTCGCTCTGAGCGTGCGTGTGCTCGGCGTCGGCCTTCTCGTCTAGAGCGTCCGCCAGTCCGTCGATGTCGTCCTGGCCGTGCGTATGAGAGGCGTCCGCCTTGCCCGCGAGCGCAGCGTTACGCGCCGACGCCTCCTCAGAGGCCCGCGTGTCCGCGTAGTTGGTTACGCGGGTCTCTAGATCGATCAGCGCTTCGGCGCTGAGCGGCGTACTCTCATCCGGAGTATTCTTCCATTGCTTGGGCGTGAACATCAGACTCCGCCGCTGAGGTCAAGGTGGGTCATCACCTATTCCATGCCACGCAGACACAGAAAAGCCCGCCGAGGGCGGGCTTCGTTTAGAGGCTGATGTTCCGGAGTGCTCTACGCGGCGGCGCGCTCGCGCTGCCACTCCGAGCCAAACGGAGCGTAGCGCTCCTCGAACGGCGTAGCCTGGCACTCGCGGAACTGCGCGACGTGGCCGTACGGGTCGTCCGTCGTGTAGTTCTCGACCACGTGGCCGCGATCGTCAACCATCTCCACCACGTGCGTGGCGCCCATCTCGGGCTCTTCGAGCGCGGTGATCTCGAAGCGGAAGTCGCCCTTGTCGGCGGGGCGGCGCAGAAGAGTCGAGCGCCCGGCGTAGTAGTCGGCGAGATCTTCGGCAGTTGGGCTGCAAGCGTGGCTGCTCATAGAGGTAAAGATACAGGATAGAGAAGAGTTGGTCAAGCTACTTCTCCATGAGAGCGTGTACCTGCTGCGCGAGTCCACGCTGCTCCAGCATCTTGTAGGAGAGGTTGGACTGCGCGAAGTCACCCTTATCTGCCGCCTGGTCCTTCTGGCGCTTGCGGTGAAGCTGCTTGTAGTACATGACGGCCTTGTCTGGCTCGTAGCGCAAGAGTCGCTCCATCTTGTCGGCGACGATGAGCGCCTGCGTGTATGCCTCGTACTCCTCGCGCTTCGTGTCGCGGGCGAGCGCGCGCTGCGGAGGCTGGAACCACTCATCCTTGAGCACATCGTAGCCCGAGCGCAGACCCTTCTTGTAGAGATCGCGCGGCTCGATGCCCTTCGCGACGACGTATGTCTGAAGCTCGTGCGTCGTGCCCGGCATGACGAGACCGTCGCAGCCTTCGATCATGAGACCGATAATCTCGGCGCGAGACCACTCCGGGAAGACCTTGGCGTCCACGAACAAGCTTACGTCCACATCGCTGTCGCCTGAGTACTGGTAGGTCGTGAGACTACCCGTGAGATACAGCTTACCCCACCTCTCGGCGCCCTCGTATCCAGCCTCGTCCAGAATGCGGTAGATGGTGGAGATGATCCACTTGCGGTGCTCGGGCTTCAGGCGAGGCTTGTCCGCGCCGGGCTCCTCCCACACGGTAGGGTCGAGCGTGTCCTGAATCGGATCCAGGATGTTCGCCTCGTGGGCGCCGCCATGGAACATGCCGTCTTCCTGCATCTCCGGGCATCCGCCATAGTCATCGTCGTGCCGATGCTCAGGAGAGCCGCAGACCTGGCAATGCCAGTCGCCGGGTAGTTCGTGGCGGTCCACGATCTCCCACGGGAACTTGGAGCGTCGGTCTCCGGCGAAGTTGCCCCGGGAGTACTCGCCTCGGTAACGCGGATCCTCCTCGTGCGGGCCGGTGGGTTCGACGGCGTACACCACGGGCTTCGACCACGGCACATTGGCGCGCTCGTGAACCTGCTCCGCGTACCACTCGGCATTCTTGCGGTCAGTGGTGGCGTAGGCATACCCGGGCTCGGACTCCGAGAAGTTCGCGCCGTGACCCGGGTTGACGTGCGTCCACTCGCCCTCGGTCTCAGGCGTCTCGATCGTGCCGTGGTAGTACGTCGGACCGTCGTAGGTCTCGAAGCCCGGCTGGTACTGGTACGGATCCTCAGGCGGGTACATACAGCTTGGCCGCGTTGAGCAGCGTCTCTCGGTTGTTTGCCTCAGGGTTGTCTAGGACTAGCTCGGTCAGGTGACGCAGGATTTCTCCCATCTCGGGACCGGGCTTGAAGCCAGCCGCCATGAGGTCATGCCCGTTGATCGCGAGGCTGGCCTGACCCGTCGGCTGCCCCGTCTCGCGCACCTGCTGGACAAGCTCGCGCTCGCGTCCTACGGATTGATCGATCTTGCTCGGGTACTCCAGCTTGCCGCCCTGGTCGGCCTGTCGAAGCAGCATCAGATCGTCGGCGTGCTCATCGCCGACGCGGTTGATGAACCGTCGCGCGCCCTTTGCCGACGTGAACGGGTCGTACATGTGGTGACGGATCAGATGCGTGATGCGCGCGACGCGATCGGTGGGGTACTTCAGGCGACGCAGGAGCTTGTCGGCCTGCTCTGCGCCCACGGCCTCGTGATCGGCTCCCCACACGGTGCGAGAGCCGTCGGGATTCTCCTGGTGCCACTCGTAGTAGTGGCCTTGTCCGTCCTGCCCGCACTCGGGACACACGCGGCTGGCGATCGGGTTCTTGATGCGTAGACCGGTGTCATGGTCGATCTTCGAGCACGGCTTGCACTCGAACCACTGCGAGTCCACCTTGCCGATGTCGTGGAGGAGCGCGGCCAGCACCAGGTCGGGGTCAGCGCCCTGCTGCTTGGCGAAGCGCATGACCATCAGGAGGTGCTCGCCGAGGTCGCCTTCAGGGTGGTGGACGTTGTACTGGTCGAAGCCCATCGCGCGAGCCACGTCAGGCAGGACGTAGGGGAGGACGCCGGTCTCGTGCGCGAGCCGGATGGCCGCCTCCGGATCATCCCCGGCAAAGATCTTGTCTAGCTCGGCCTGGATGCGCTCCGCCGGTAGATGCGTGAGACGCTCGGCGTAGTGCGCCATCTGCTCCTTGGTCGCCTCATCGGGCTTGAGGCCGTGACGAGACGACAGCGTGAGAGCGCGTAGCGTCCTCAGCGGGTCATCCTTGAAGCTCTGTCCGGAGGTCGTGGCGAAGGTGCCCTGGCGGATGGCTTCCGTTCCGCCGAACGGGTCCACGAGCTTGCCCGTGTCCAGGTCCACACCCATCGCGTTGACGTTGAAATCCCGGCGGTAGAAGTCTTCCTCCGGAGACATCGTGTGATCGGCCTGAACGTCGAAGTCGCCATGCCCCGGTCCGGTCGAGCGCTCGCGGCGGGGGAGAGCGATCTCGACCTCGCCGACGCCGGGCTCGATGTACCGGATGACCGAGAAGTCCTGGCCGTGCTCGGCGACCTTGCCGGGCAGGCGCTTGAGAGCCTTCAGGACGGCATCGTGGGGAAGGCCCGTGACCATCATGTCGAGATCCTTCGGATCCTTCCCCATGGCGACATCGCGGACCGCGCCGCCGACGATGTAGCAGCGTCCGCCAGCCTTCTTTAGGGCCTGGTACGCCCGCCACACCGCGTCGTCCTGAGCCGCCAGATTCGCGACTGCCTGACCGATCTCCATACCACTTGTAATCGGCCGCCCGACCTTCGAGTGGTGATACGGGCCGATGTATTCGAGCGCCTGCGGCGGAATCGGGCCACGGTGCGCAAGAGTGTCGTACTCTTCGGCCGAAGCCGCAGTGTCAACAGGGTCGGCACCGTAGTCGAGGTGCTCGGCGATCTCCCCTAGGGTTCTTCCGGGGAAGCGAGCGGGCAAGGTGTGGTCGTTCTCGTGCAAATGGTCTTCATCCGGGTTGAGGCGGGCCGGGTCGAGCTTTCGTAGATCAACCCGGAATGTGTGAGGCTGACCGTGCACGTGAGGAGCACCCGGCAGACCGAGGTAGACGTGTCCCGGGCGAGGAGTCTGGAACCAGTCAAGCCAGTCATGCTCAGTTCCGTAATCGTCAGGGTCGATCTGAGGCTCCTGCTTGTGAAGGGGTGCGCGCCTCCCCGGGATGAGACCTTCACGCTTGATGCTCTCGATCTGCTGCGACACGTCCACGCCATCGCGCGGCCAGACGGCGTGATACGCGTAGGGTCCGTTCGCCTTGATCCAAGCGTTTAGCCAGTTGGGATCGGCCGCCATAGCTGTCCTTGCGAGCTTCGTATCCTTCCCCTCATCGTCGCGTAGGTGCACGGACTTGATGATGTACTCCGGGTGCTGATAGTACCATAGCTCCAGCATGTGCCTAACCGTGTACGGCATGGAGGTGAGGGAGCGAACGATCACCTTGCCGCCGGGCTCGTAGGTACCCTCCACGATGCCGCCCGGGGTGAACTTGCCCTGGATGTCGGAGTGGCGCTCGCCGGGATGACCGACGGTCACGCTGTCCTTGTCCACATCATAGATGAACGGCACGGCAGCATCCAGGAGCTTCGAGGGATCCTGGTCTGCGCTCCATCGGTAGCAGAAGCTACCGGCGTAGATGAATCCCGCCCTCGTGAGTAGATCAAACTCCTCCGACGCGGCGACACGAGTCCCGTTGGGGAGATACTCATCAGCGAGGTGCATGGAGAGCTTGTCGTGAGCACTCTTCAGGCGCGCGAGAATGGCGTCCGTCACGTGGAAGCCCAGGGGAGAGGAGATCCACGTAATGTTGTCTCCCTCTAGCGCAGCGCAGCCGACCGGACAGCCGTTCTCGTACGCCGTCCAGTACTCCTCGGATGCGTGCCTGAAGTACCGCTGATTGACTCCGGGTACCTGAGCGGCCTCGCGATTGCTCGTTCGCAAGACGACGCCGTTGAAGCCCGCGACGATGTTGGACGGCTCGAAGCTTTGCTCGGAGAAGTTGTTGGGGAAGGTGGCGTCCATGTTCGGCTCCGGGAACTTCGACGGCTGCACCGTCGTGTCCACGTCGCCCATGGGTTCCTCCTTCTCGCGGTGATCGATGTAGAGGTCCCAGCGCGGGAAGATCCGGTGACACTCCGGACACTTGAAGACGCCGCCCGGAGCACGCTCGTCGCGCTTCGGCTGGTTGAAGAACTGCGTGCCCTCCGGCTCGTTGTCCGTCGGACTCCAGAGATTGTCTGTCTCTAGATCCTCGATACGCTTGATGACGTTATCGCCCGCCATGAGGCGCAGTCCTTCGTCACCAGCCCACTCCTGAAGCGCGTCGAAGAGATACGGGCGATCCTCGAAGTGGGCGACCTTCGCCAGCGAGCCTTCCACCTGGATGAGGCCGCCGACGACTTCGCCGATCGACTCCTCCCATCCGTCGTAGTCGTCCTGGATTCGTTCCGCGAGGTCCCACGCCGAGCGCGAGAGGTACAAGTGCTCGGAGTCCGCGAGCCACCCGTAGAAGAGGGTCTCGGACTTCTTGGGCGCGAAGTCGTCATTGATCGGCTGGCCAGAGGAGTCCACGAGGCCGCCCCATTCCCAACCCATGTGCTTGTCGTAGTCCTTCAGGACACGCTCAAGGGCATGTAGGGCGACGTTCGAGCGAAGCTGCCAGTTCGCCTTGCCCATGTTGACGGTGACGAAGCCTGCCGCGAACGGGCCGGTGTAATCCACGGAGATGCCCGCTTGCTCGGCTAGCTCCTGGTGCGAGTGGTCGGGGGAGAGGTGGAGCGCGCCATTGCCATAGACGACGTTGTAGGTCTTCGGTCCGGCCTCGCCCATCGGCGAGTCGTGCATGTAGCGCTGCTCGTAGTTCTCGATCGCCTGCGGCTCCTCTGCCGGGTAGGCATCCCCGGCGCCGAGGTCGAGCGAATGCTTCGGGATGTGTCCGTCTAGCGCCCTGTCCGCGCGCAGCATGAAGCGCTTCGCCCGCGCGTGCGGGTCCTCGTCAGAGACGATCTCGTGACCCTTGAAGTACGGGTGAGTGATCCGCTTGTAGAGCATCGGTCCCGAGCGCCAGCGGAGATGCTCGTCGTGAAGCGTGAGGCCCGGATCCTCTTCGCTGAAGCGGATGCCCTGGATCGACGGGTCGGCAGGCGGCAGGATGTGACGATCGCCGCAGAGGTCAAGCGCGTGCTCGCCGTCGGTCCAGAAGTAGCAGCCATCCTTGCGGGCGACGTTCCCTCCGAGACGGGACTGGAGCCACTTGGCCGTGTTGTAGCACTGGCCGACCGCAGGGACGGGATGCCCACGGTATGCGCGATGGCGCGTGTCGTCGCCCCACGCGTGCTCTGCGGCCTTACGAAGCGCGTGAATTTGTTCCTGGGTAAGCATCAGAACGGCATGTCCTCAGACGAAGAGACGGTCGGCGCCGGGTGGTCGGGCTCTAGGAACGGGTTACGGAAAGGGACCTCCTCCACGAGCTTCGGTACGGTGTGCGCTCGATACGCGAAGACACCCTTGCCCTCGCCGATCGGCATTTCCTTCACGTAGATGTCGGCGACCGAGCGCCTGTAGTCCAGGATCACGAGCACGCCTAGGACGCCCTTGTAGCCCATGCTGGCGGCCTGCTCGTTCTTGGACTGCTTCTCGTGCGGGCGTCCAGGCACGAACCGGTGGTTCTTGGCGTCGATGCAGACGGCCTTGACCTCGATGCCCCACTCAGCGGTGCCGCCGTCTAGAGGAGAGTGGTACTCGGGCGCCCACCACGTGATCGGGCCGTAGCCGGGGATCTCCTCCATGTCTCTTACTAGCTTCTCTGCTAGCTGGCCCTGGTCAGTCGGCGATAGTCCGACGATCGTGCCTCCGCCAGGAGAGAACGATCCGCTGGAGAACGAATTTGTCTCTAGTAGGTTGTAACGCTTCTGGCACGACGGGCAGTCGAACGCGTCATACTCGTCGTGTGTCGCCAGGCGATCTGGATGGATATGGAAGTCACAGACCGGGTTGTAACACTTCTGGAAGCCCGCGCGTGATAGAGTGTCCGCCTCCTCACGGGTAGCCGCAACCTGCCCCTCCGCAGAGGGAGGGACACGGTTGAGGGTAGAGACGGGGATCTGTTCGGTTAGCGCGGACATCGCCTATTACTCCGTAGGAGGCGTCGCCTTACCGTGCAGCGCCATCGCCGCCTCTAGTTCGGGACCGTCACAGGTCGGGCAGAGGCGGAGCGGGATCTCCGGCTTGTCGAACTCCTCGGACTGCGTGGCGCTCTCATGGATGACCACGAGCTTCCGAAGCGCGAGCTTCTTCTCCTCGCGCTGCTTCCGGCATGCCTGGCAGAACTCAGACGGGGGCGTAGGGGGTGCAAGACGGCCCACAGGTCAATCCTCTCTTGCCCACCTTACGGGCAACTCGACGGCAGCGCGTGCAACGCGTCTCACCGTTTGAACACTTTGCGTACTGAGTGCTCGGCGCGGCGTACACCGTGCCTCCGCACTCGCAGTCCCACTCGTTCCTGATCGGACGATCGTTGACGACCTTGCGGCTGATGACCTGTCCTCTACCGTCCATCGCGGTCCTCCATCCGTTGTCGCATTGCCTTGGCGAATAGTTCTTGTGCCATCTCCATGATCTGCACTTCGAGTAGATCGGCCGATTCGACGGAAGCTGCGATAGCCACTCGGGAGGGCACGTGTATGGTCAGTCCGGGACGGATCTCTCGTTCATCCACCCAGATGAGCACGAACCCTTCTGAGTCGCGAGCCTCGGCCACGGCGCTCTCGAAGACGGCGCTGAGATGCTCTCGCTTCGAGTCGTCGGTTGATCCGGTTCCCTCGGCTTCAGGCACAGCATCCATCTCGCTCACCTCAGGCGGCTCCCCGTCCTCGGCGGGGTCCTCCTGAGCGCGACGCTCCATCGCCTCGTTCACGATGTCCTTCACCGTGAACTCGCCAACGACCTCGAAGTGCGCCGGGTACGTCCATCCGTCTGCCTGGCCGGAGGAGTAGAGCCAGTGGTCGCGGTCCCACTCGATGTAAACCATCGCGAAGCCCTCGTCATCAACCTTCGTATCCTTGACGATGCCTCGCCACCCTGCTGTTGCTACCGGGTAGTAGTGGGACGCGTGCTCAAGTAGCTCTACGACCTTGCCAACCCACTCCTCCTGCTTCACGTACGGATCCTCCGTAGCGTCTCCAGCACGTGCTCGATGAACTCCGTGGCGCCCTCGCGCGTGTCGAAGTTGTGAGCCTCGGCCCAATCGGCGAGATCGTTGACCTCAGCCTGAAGGCTCTTAGACGTGGTGACCTCGCGCTGGCGGGCGGCCTCTTCGATCTGCTCGCGCACCTGTTCGCGCATCTCCTCGGCGTCCACGAAGGAGCCAAGGGTCTGTCCGGCGAACGGCGACGAGCCCTCGTGGAAGCCGTACCCCGGGCTCCAGCCGACGCGGCCGACATCACTCATCAACCGGCTCCTCGTCCTCTAGGGCATCGAGATACGCCTCCAGCTTCATGAGCGCGTCGCCGGTCGCGTTGGTCAGCGGAGACCTACGGGGGCGCTGGTCGAGCCTGCGGTACTGCTCAGCAAGGTCGTGCGCATGGAAGTGCGAGAAGATCGCGGCGAGCGTCTCCTTCCAGTGCACGAGATCGCTGACGAGGATCGGGGTCTCTGCGGTCGGATCAGGCATCGAAGAACTCCGTGATGTCCACAACCGGATTGACCGGCTCGTAGTCGGTATTGACGTGGGAGAGGTTCACGACGGGCGTGCTGGTCGTCTTGTGCTCGTGCCAGCCGTACTCCTCGTGGATGTGACCGCAGAGGAAAGCGCGCGGCTTGACGCGATGAAGCATCATGTTCGCTTCGATGCAGCCCACGTCGATATCCCCGAACTGCGGGCCGACGTGATCGGCGACGTGTAGGGGAGGACCATGGGAGACCACGATGTCTGCGTACTCAGGCACGGCCTCATACACCGCTCTTAGGGCGAGCGAGTCTCCGTAGAATGCCCAGCGCTTGAGGTTGGGTACCCACGGTAGGCCGTAGATGAAGTGACCTTCCCACGAGACGCCCTCGTCACGTAGGTAGACCCACGGGAGGTCAGGCACGAATGCTTCGTTCTCGAACACGAAGTCATGATTACCTGCAATGGCGATGACCGACGTGGCCGGAATATCCGCTAGCCAGCGGCGAAAGACGGTGTTCAGCCACCTACCCTGCTCTACCGCGCTGTCGAGGCGATCCCTGATGTTGTAGTCAGGGCAGATGTCGCCCGCGATGATGAGAAGGTCACAGGGCTCGATCGCAGGTAGACGGCCGTGTAGATCGCTAGTTGCGAGCACCTTCACGGTCGAACACCCCCTTATCCTCCATGTAGTTGATGAGGAGGTTCCACGTCGGCGCGAGGTAAACGTTCGGCACGTCGGTTAGCGCGCGGTTGTACTCCTTGAGGAGAGCGAAGCCCTTGCGCTGCGGACGACCGCTGTTATACCACTCGTGGTCGTAGACGAAGTTCACGAGCGTCTTCACGCGATCGTCAACGATGTACTGGCAGTCACGCACATACTGGATCTTGTCCTCGTGCGTGCAGATCAGGTCACCATACGGAAAGCCCTGAAACATGAGCCAGTGACGCGTGGCCTCGGTTACCTCCGGGTCGCGCGTGGAGATGTAGAGGAGGTCGTACCCGGCGTCGTCTAGGCGCCACAGACCCTCATAAGCTCCGGGGTAGGGGATCTGCTCGATGATGACATCGGGCGCGTGGCAGAGATCGATGATCCTCAGCCAGTGCTCTAGATCAACCACGTCGGCCGGTGACCTCCACTCAGGCCACGCACAATAGGCGCCGCGCTGGAGCGACTTGTCGCCACGCTCCATGGCGTACTCGCCCCACTTCTCGCGGGCTAGGCCGCCGAAGTCATAGAGCGTATCGTCAATGTCGATTGCGATGGTCGGCATACTGCTCGTACTCGGCCGCTAGAACCCGAACTGGACGAGAAGCGAGAACGCAAGTCGTTCGCGAAGGTCGTCTAGGGTCCCGGAGTTGTCGATCACCACGTCGATATACCGCTCGTCCAGCGGCTTCTCCGAGGCATGCGTGTCGCCGACTAGAACCTGGGGGCGAGAGATCGCCCAGACCTGACCGCCACAGGCACGGATATGCTCCGCCTCGTTCGGGAAACGGCAGTCGGTGATGACGAGTAGGTCGTTGAGTCCGAGGTCGGCTCGGCCATCAGGGCGCATGGAGTCGTCATAGACCGGACCCGGTAGCACTTGCTTGGTCCAGAAGTCTGTGCCGAAGACGTTGCGGTGAGCCTCGGTGCCATACCGCTGCAAGAAGACACGTCCAGTGATCTTCTCCTCGGGAAATACGGCCTCAACTCCGAGATTGGCGTGCCCGATCTGAGTAGAGCCGGTCGTGCGCATGATCCGCGTGTTCTCGTCCTTGAGGCTGTTGCACCAAGTAACGGCCTCTTCTAGCTCGATCTCAGGATGGAAGATACGAGCCGCCGAGAGCTTGAGTCGATCGGCGAAGGCGTCCCGGACGACGTTGACTTCGGGTAGTAGCTCGCGGATGAATTGGAGTGACTGATCCTTGCCCGATCGGGCCGGACCATGAAGTCCTAGAAGCAATTGTTCTCCTGTAGAACGACGAGGGGCCGCCCGGAGGCGGCCCCAGATGAAGCGTCAAGCGGGGCTAGGCCACCAGGACGAAGGCGAGGGCCTCTGCGCTCGCGGTGACGGCGCCCAGGAGAGCCTCGGCCGCAGCGATTCGCTCGCGCGGGAGAAGCGCCTCGTCGGCGGCCAGGTCGGCGAGAGCGGTCAGAGCGACGAGCACGAGGTCTTCCGTCGTCTCCTCGTACTCCTCGTTATCCTCCTCGGTGTCGAGGTCGTCCTCGACCAGCCGAGCGAAGTCCTCGACGGCGAGGGCGACAAAGGCGTCGTCATCGAAGAAGCCGTCGTCGGCTAGCGCGTCGGCTAGCCCCTCATTGAACGCCTTCACGTCCTCGTAGCTGATCTCGGACAGCGAGACCTGGAGCGCCTCGGCGATGTCGTTGATCTCCTGCTCGGCGAGGATCTCGTCCATCGTCTTCGGGACGAGCGCCTCAGGGTGGGGGAACAGACCCTCGCCTAGCCACTCGGCCTTACCGACAGGCCGATAGACGCCGGTAATCTCGTCACGAGCCGCATCGTAGACGGGATCCAACACCTCGTAGATGTTGCCGAAAGCTCGGACGATGATGGTATTTAGGTCAGACATACTTGTGTCCTCAGTTGAGAGCGGAGCGTGCGTCTTGTAGAGCCTGGTATTCGGCGTCTGCGTGCGGCTCTACCTCTTCACGCAGTCGAATGACGGCATCGGCGTGGAACTTCTTTGCCTCTTCCTCCGTCCACTCACCTGTCCACGCGCGGGTCATGGTGAATGTGTAATTGGCGCTCTGCTCGTACTTGACTAGCTGCACCGTCCCGCCGATGGAGACGGACGCGCGCACTTCTGTGACGACGGGTTCCATTACCCTTGATATTCGGCTGGCCGATGCAATTCTGATGAACGCGTCTCGTACGAGATCGACGGCTCCAGAAGAACAACGCCCTTCTTGCCGTCGCCGAAGCCTCCCCGCGCCGTGCGCTTGCCGACGGCCACGCAGTAGAGATCGCTCTCGGTGTAACCGTCGGCAGCCGCCAGAGCAACGAGCACCTCATAGATGTCGGC